AATAAAGTATCTACCCTGCTTGTGCAGAATATGACACGATTGGTACAACTTTTGATCTTTGCGCGAGGCAACTCCGATTCGGGTTAATGTTTCCCTAATCTTTAAAAAGTCGTCTGGCTCGTTGAGGGTGATTTCCAGCATGTCCGCTGGCACCCAGTTTTTGATTTCAGTATTTTCGCTTTCCACCTTTATAAATCCTTTGTTTCAATAGTTCAATTTGTTCATTATTAAATAATCGCAAAACAGATTTAGCCTTTTCATTACTATATCCATAATATTCTTTAATGAGTTCTAGGTTATCAACCTCCCGTGGTTTCAGCCACTTGGAGAACCTTTTCTTCTTCCTAATTATATTTATAAGAAAATGATATTGAAGCTTATTGTCTATATGGTGGTTAACATTCATTTCATTAGCATATAGAACCGTGTCATTAAAGTAGGATAGTGCCCTATTAACCATGAAGGCTGGATAAGCCTTCTCGGTAATATCATCGGGCATTATATCTTTCTTAGTGACATTAATGCTGTTTACATAATCAAAGGGGTTACTCACTTGAACTTCACCTGCGACATAATTTCAGTACAGCATGCTACGATATTCAACTCGTGATCGGCAACGAAAGCATTCTTATACTGGTAGTCTGCAAGAATGAGAACTAGCTGAGGTATACTTTGTGGGTCTACGTGATCAGCCATGTTGTCATATATCTTACGGAATACAGCAGCAGGTTCAGTGTCAATATTGTCTGCAACCCATTGACGCATTTTCTTAAAGTCTTTGCGTTGTAGGGATTGCATTAGTTCATTAACCGATACATCAGATAGGGTAACCAATATGCCCGTATCAATAGTACCAGAAACTGAATATCTTTGTAACTCGTTTAGGACTCTACGCCAATCTGGCATATGTTTCATAATGAGTTCTGCAACTACAGGCACATCATATGTTACACCTTCTGTATCAAGAATGAATTGAACTCTCTTTAGCATTTGGCCGCAGAGGACTCCAGAATCTTTCTTGGACATATTGAATTCTATAACAGAACATCTACTATGTAGTGGTTCAATGATACGGTTCTTAAAGTTACAAGTTAATATAAACCTACAGTTTGCACTGAATTCTTCAATGAATCCACGTAATGCAGGTTGTGTTGATTGTGGATTAAGGTAGTCAGCCTCGTCAAGTATCACTACTTTATAGCCACCCTGTAGGGAGACCGACGAGGCAAACTTCTTAATCTTATTTCGGAGAGTATCAATACCAGATTCTTCGGATCCATTAATTAACAGATAGTCTAAATCAAGTTCGTTACACAGAGCCTTAGCAATAGTTGTTTTACCCGTACCGGCTGTGCCGGTGAGCAGCATGTTGTGAAGTGCACCCCCTTTAACAACATCTGCAAAAGTTTGCTTGATTGCATGTGGTAAAATTGTGTCACTAATTTTCTGTGGTCGATACTTCTCTACCCATAAGAAATCATCCATTATAGTACTTCCCAACCAGTAACTGTAGAGAGTCTAAACGACCTCCAAGCTTCCTTGTCGAGCGCCCATGCAGCTAGATGATCCGTTTCAGCCGATACCGCTTCTACCACAATCTTCTGTCCATGTGCTTCTAAAACCACTGGGTTCAGAGTACAGGGCATAACGCGTATTTCGTCTGTGTTAATTTTAGTAAAGGTTACTGTAACAGTACCTTGTTTGAGTGCCTCAATGAGGCGAGAGGTTTCATTGCGATCCATAATAAACTCCATAATAAAAAAATAAAGGGGCCATTGCTGACCCCCAATAGATTAAGCTTCGGTTGAAGCCTCATCGGCTGCAGCTTCGGGAGCATCTACACTCTCGTCACCATCAGTTTTAGGAGCGGCAGCTTCTAAGAAGGCTACAGTCCTGTTCCTCAATGACCCGACTGATTCCAGTTCTGGGCCTTCAAAACCTCCACGCTTTGAACAAATATCAATAATTTGTACCATCGCTTGGATGTCCTGTAGAGACAGTTGAGGTGCCTCTGTTTCTGTGGTTTCTACCACGTTTGCTTCTTCAGTCATTTTGTTTCTCCTTTGCAAAGTTAGACTAATTTAGAAGTTCCCGAACATTCGGCAAACTTCATATTATCCCCATCATTATAATGGGAGATTCGGTTTGTGTACTTATATTTATACACCGTAGCTACTTGTTCTTTCAAGAGCTATAAAATATTCTACTGGGTAATCTGTATTCTGCCAATTTGAAATCAACTTAGAGCTGATAGAGACATAGTAGTCACCTGGTAGTAGTTTCAAGTTTGGGATGTTAACCACAAAATTGAATTGTTCTTTACATGAATTGTCTTTGTCGACCACAATATCAAAGGTATTAGCCGTCGCGTCTTTAACATCTAAGACACTAGCTGTAATCATACCATTGTCACCCTTTAGGGATAGTTCGGTATGACCCAAGACTGCAGCTGCCTTCTTGATTTGATCCAATACTTTCTGTGATAGATTAATTCCAACTTCCGCATTAGGCATCGTAATGTCCTTAGTCGGTTGAGTTAGAATCTCTGTCTCAGCAAAGAAGTATTTAATCTTCTGGTCACCATTAGACATAGACACTGACTTGTCATCAAACGTCAGGGCCGCATTTTCAATAAGGCCATGTACTGATAGGAATTCATTTAAGTCATAGACTCCAAACTCCACTGGAAAGTCCTCAGTGATTTCAGCCGTAGCCATAATGTTTTTGGCCTCTGAAATTGTCTTCACCTTCTGGCCTGGTTTTAGTACTAGGTTGGGATTAACACTAGCAAAGTTTTGTAATACCTTTAGGGTATCGTCTGAAATAATCATTATATTCTCCTGTTATTCATAAGTTATATTATAACACATTTACTGGTAAAAGTAAAGGGTTATTTTCATTCATTGTCATACATGCGATCATGTTCATACAGTGCAAGTAATCCGTAGTGTAATACCTTCATAAGGTCCTTTCGGTAGTCCTCAGGTGTCTCACCTTTCTTTCCATAACGTGCATTATACTTATCCACGTTACCTAGAAAGAAACCCATACCATGGCCGCGATCAATAATGACTTCGGAAGATTGTAATCCTCCTTGTCCATAATGTTGTCCGTAGGTAGAATCTATATATTGTTGGAGCTCTTCAATAAGATCCCCTTCATTAAATTTGTAGTCTGGTTTAAGCTGTTTCATGTGTTTCCTCTACATATGCTTGAATTGATAATTTCATTTTATGCATAAATGCCTCAGCTGCGTCCATTCTATTGTCTAATATATCAATTTCTGCTTGAACACTTGCCTTATCCAAAGGGCTTTGAAAGTTTGGGTCATTTAATAATTCTTTACAAAAATTAATTTTACCTTGTCTAGCATTTTCTGATCGTATACCTTTTCTATATGATTCTTTTTCGCGATTGGACCATTTAGTCCAAGGTTGGCCCTCTTCGAGAGCCCTTTGTTTAAACTTAATCATTATATTGTTGCCTCTTCAATGATAAGTTCATCGTTTAATATCACACCTTGGTCAACCTTTGTGTAAAGATCCAAGAAGGCCGTTTTAGTATCATCGTCAAACCTTGCGATACATAGGTCAAGGGACTTCATCTTATCATTAAAGATAGAGAAGGTCTGGACAATGTGGCACAGTCTACGTGTTGAAATCACTTCATCGACTCCATCATCATAGAAGGTCTTTCTGATAATGTCTGCCCAAGTAACTAGGTTCTCTGCAAACGAGGCGTCTACAGCCTCAAACTTCTTCATGTGATTCATTACAATTTTCTTCTCAACCGAGACCGATGGAAACTGTTGGTCAACTGCAACTGTAAATCTTTCCAAGAAAGCATCATCAATGATTGTTGCCGCTGTGAATCTGCCGTCCTCTGAACCCTTACCTTTAGTATTGGCCGTCGCTATAACATTGAAGCCAGGCGCAGGAGTAACTGTTTCACCCGTCTTCTTAACAAGCACAGGTTTACCTTCAAGTATACCTTGAAGACACATAATTTTATTTGTAGCACGATCAATCTCGTCGAGCAATAAGATTGCGCCATTCTCCATTGCCTTAAGTACCGGGCCTTTTGAAAAGACAGTCTCGCCGTTAATAAGTCTAAATCCACCAATTAAATCATCCTCGTCAGTTTCTGGGTTTATCTGCACTCTAATAAACTCTCTGTTGAGTTTAGCTGCAGCTTGTTCGACCATGAAGGTCTTACCGTTACCGGATAGTCCAGAAATATATACTGGATAGAACATCTCGGATTTGATAATCTTAGTCACGTCACTGTAAGCGCCCCATGGGACAAATGTAGGGTCAATCTTGGCAAATGATTTCTCGTCATTTACTATCGACTGCATCCTAGCAACGTTGGGTGTGGGATCCATTGTACTTACCACCTCTGTACTCATTGTAGGCTTGACGGCTTCGATGGCCGATGATAAGTCATACGTCCCGACTTTAACTCTGTGCTCACCGGCAATGAGAGCGTACCAATCTGCCCCTCTATAACCCATGGATGTAGCTGTGTCGACAATCACGTTCTTTCTGAACTGAGTCTGGTCGGGATAGCTGGTCATTAGTTTCTTCACGATGTTTTGCGTGGATATTTTCACTTGATTCATAATATAGTCCTTATCTTTATTTTTAATATGTGTATATTATACTACGGATTTGGTAGTTTGTCAACACTTTTCTGCATTTATTTTCACTTTCTTTAGAACATTTTGGAATATGCATATAACTTTTAGTACCACTATGCTACCGCCTTTCCAAACTTAGTCAGTAAGACCTTGTTCTGTTTCTTACTCTTTGAGAACTTCTTAAAGGCATTTCTAATGCTGGCATTCGTTGCGTCCTCGGCAACAGCGAACTCGTCTTCCTGCGTCTCCAGATTCTTACCACCTTTCACTAAGTAGTACTCGTTATACCCTAGAACATTCTGTTCATGGACACACTTGTTAATTCTGTACTCTTTGTTAGCTTTGGATTTGTACTCTTCAACGTACTTGTTTAGTTCATCAGCAATAACCCATAGTCTGTGTCTCCAGTCTTGCGCTGTGTCTGCCATGAAGAATCCCATGGTATTGATACCGTACTTCTTTTTCATGTTCTTTAGAAGAGCAGAAGTCATTTTTCTGGATCCCAGACCAGACTTGATCATAGTACCATCTACATTCATTACTGCATTGTTACGGTCAGGCCTGTAAACATTATCATTAGACCAGTCGCTGTATGTTGAGATTCTATTAGCATCGCCGTCAGTAAAGGTGATAAAGTTCATTTTCTCTATACCGTGTTTTGCCTTGAATTTCTTAACAAGATGCGTTGATACCATAAGAGCTTGATTTAATGGTGTAGAACCCCATTCTTCGTATCGACATAGGTCACCCCAACCGAAAGTTTTCAGTCTGCTGTACATATGTTCCATAGAGTCATTAAAGTCAGACTTACTGAAAGTTGATGAACATATGTGAGGCATTGATAAATTGTCTAGGTCAACTACGCCTGGGTTAGCTTTCTGAAATGCGTAGTCAAGGTCTGGATTGGTTGAGGTAAACCCATACACATCAAACGG